CGGGACAGGGGATCTATCTAATGTTTTTACCCAATTTGCTATCTCTCACCTCTACGGTCCCGTCCAAACCACAACTGTAAATTATACAGCCCAGGATCTGGCCGTGAGGCTACATGTCACAATGGGATGACCGAATAGCATCGGTTAATGCGCTGGTTACGTTCCAGTCAACGCTACACTAGAAACAACAATAGAAAGCACACAATTGGATCCATTTATTATAGTCTCAGCCAAGAAGAGACTGTGTTCTAGCTTAAATGTTAGCTTGCAGCAACGGACTAGCCGTCGTAGCAACAAGAGAGACATAACAAGGGAGGTTAAAAGTCGCAGCGCCTTGGTTGTTCTGCCATTGGAAAGCAGATGCAGCTGAGGCACCGGAAGTAGCAGCTTCGTAGTTAGGGAACATCGCGGCTGTCGTACCCGTTATGAACTGAATGTAGAACGTGAAGCCATCAGTCAAAGCTATTGTTAGATTGGTACCAAAGATCGCCTTGGCGAGCAAGTTAGTGGCGTTAGTGCCACCAGCAAACGTGGACTCATTGAGATTGAGTATACACTTGAAGATGTCACCAGGCCCGGTACCAGGAGGGGCTTGACTAAGAGTAGCTCCATCCATGAGCGCATTCGCGTTTACATTGACAGTGGCAGAATTGCCGAGTACCATAGCTAAAGCAGTGACACTCAAGTTCATCTGTGTGTATTTCATACGCGTGATTGGCAGTACTGTTGCTTTAGGGTTCGCTTGCATGTTGCGAAATGAGATATCGTAATCTACAAGCAAATAACCGGGGAGAATGTTTTCAGTAATACGTGAGAAAACAAACAGTTCTCCAGGGCTTTGTTCATGCAACCCTTCATTGTTGAACAAATCAGTTGAGTACCAGCCAGGCTCAGGATAGTACACAGCGGAACAATTTTTCCAGATAGGGGAAAGAATTGTATTGTGGTCGGAAAGGATGGTTGGCAGAAAGTTCGTGCTATCAGTGGGCAGACCTGGCCCAGCACGGCTTTTGTTTATGTACATGGTAACACTACCAGCATTGCCGGTGGTGGCTGCAGTGATGTAATGGAAAGCAACTCCATGAATGAAGTACTCCCCATAGGTCTGGACAAATCCTTTGACTGCGCTAGAGACCATGCACAATGGGCTGACGGGAACCCCTGCGACCAACGTCCACCCAGTAATTGCTACCGCTGTTGCATCTAGGTTGAAGAGAAAATCCCTCCCTTTGATGCGAATGCCATCTGCAGTTGGGACCACAATTGCGGGACTACCGTTTATTGTGTTTCCAATGCTGGTGGGTGCAGTGTCAATGGTAGAAACTGGGCCGAAAACAGGAGCGTGAGAGGGCTGAGGTGACTCGGCAGTACGTCGCGCACGAGCGGTGGCAGTCTTGACGACGCCTGCCACAGGTTTGCGCGCCTGCCTCTTCTTCATTTTAACAGCCTGGATTTGATTTGCGAGCTGTCGAATGACAGTAGTGTTATTGCGTTTCACCATAGTTTGAAAGATTCGCCGAGTTTGTATACTCCGTATCCGACGCTAGCAGCAGCAGCTACAGGTGCAATGGCAGGAAATGCGAGAGATGCAGCTCCTAAAATGCCAAGTCCTTG